AGAAATGGGGAGTTAGTAAATGTGAAATACCGGGGAGCGGGTAAAGATTTTAAACTATCAAAAGATGCTGAGTTAATTTTTTATAACTTAGATTGCACTATTGACAATGATACGATAATAATTGTCGAGGGCGAAATGGATTGTTTGGCTTTATACGAAGCGGGTTTTAAAAATACTATTTCAGTTCCTAACGGGGCTGGTTTAGGTAAGATTAATTTCGATTACATTGATAACTGTATTGATTCATTTAGCGAAAATACAAAATTTATAATTGCCACGGATAACGATACCGCCGGGCAAAACTTACAAACTGAACTTGCAAGGCGTTTAGGTTTTGAAAATTGCAGTAAGGTTATTTTCAAAGATTGTAAGGACGCAAACGACTGTCTAATTAAATACGGTATTCAAGGAATTATAGAATCCATTGCAGACCGTAAAGAGTTTCCAATAGTCGGGGCGTTTCAAGCCTTAGATTTTATAGACAGTATTTATAAATATTACCGCGAAGGTTTGCCGAAAGGTTGTGGTATTGAAATGCAAGGGTTTGACGAATTACTAAAGTTCCATGAAGGGTATATGACTGTTATAACTGGAATCCCTGGACACGGCAAAAGTGAGGTTTTAGATATGATTTTAGTAAAACTCAATCTTATACACGGGTGGAAACACGCAATATTTTCACCAGAAAACCACCCTTTAGAGCTTCATTTTAGTAAGTTTGCAGAAAAGATTATAGGCAAACAATTTGATGGGGCTTATAGAATGACTGAAAGCGAATTAGGTGAGGCAATAGACAATATCAATAAAAACTATTTTTTCATAAAGCCGGAAGAAGATTTTAGTCTTGATAATATTTTAGCAACGGTTAAAATGCTGGTAAGGCGCAAGGGGGTGAAATCATTTGTAATTGACGCATGGAATAAATTAGATCATAAATATACCGAAAATGAAACAAAGTATATCAGTAAAGAATTAGATAAGATTGCTTTGTTTTGTGAAAAATACCACGTACACGGGTTTATAGTTGCGCACCCGACAAAGATATTAAAGGACAAAACAACGGGTTTGTATGAAGTTCCAAACCTTTATAATATCAATGGTAGTGCGAATTTCTTTAATAAAACTGCCAACGGTATAACGGTTTATATTAACCGGCAAAGTAAAAAATCTGAAATCCACATTCAGAAAGTAAAGTTTAAGCATTGGGGTACTATTGGATTATGTGAATGGAACTGGAACTTTAAAAATGGTCGTTATTATGCAGAAAATGAAGATAACAGTAATTGGTTAAGGAATGAGGTTAAAGAATATTATACTTATGGCGAAGATATTGGAAATAAAGAAATGGGAGAAAATCCAGACCCTTTTTAAATTGGCACGATTAATGTTTAGGAATAGATATGAAAAAAGAAGATTTAGGATTTATACATACCGCGATATCAAACGCAATTAATATAGCAATGGCGGAGGTAACAATATGCGAGGCTAATGATATTAAACCAGCAACGGTAAAAGTTTATAAGGAAGATTTAATTCCACAACTTGAAAAATCTTTGGAACTCATAAAAACTGAATATTACGCAACAAATTAAAAAATAGATATGATTAACGCAACGGATTTAAGATTAGGAAATTGGCTATCAGTCGGAAACGGTGAAATTCAATCAACGGTCGAGGCAATAAGTTTAGATAAGGTAAAACTTACAGGTAACGCTATTTTCAATAGATTAGAACATTTAAACGGAATCCCACTAACAGAAGATATACTTTTGAAGTGTGGGGCAGTAGATGGAGATATAAAACTTAAAGAAAATTGTACCTTATTCGTATGTATAAAAAAGGGTACTGGATTCCACAATGAGGGCAAAGCGGTTATTTACGTACATGGCACGCCTATCTACGCTATTGATTGCGAATACCTACACACTTTACAGAACGCAATTTTCGCTTTAACCAACCAAGAACTAACAATTGAATTATGACACCAACATCAGCAGAAAAAGCCTTATCACTTTGCCAAAAAATAGGCATGGTAACATTATTCGACCCCGAATGTAATGACGGTATGACTTTGCCGCTTCATGTGGTTAAAAAGATTGCAAAGGTATCTATTGAAGTTTTAAGGAAATCCGACCCAACCGATCAAGACTTAGACGAAATATTAAAAGAAATCGAAATTTTATAATATGACTACACTAACAATAACAGTAACTAATTTCGCGGCAAATGTTTGGATGCGAAAGTTTGAAAAGGAGGGGGTAAAGGTTGAAAGTAAAATTTTGCCAGCAATCGGTAAAATAACAATGGGTAAACTTTTACATATAATCGCTGAATACTGCAATGAATCGGAGGCAAATATTGTAAGCAAGTCACGTAAAAAAGAATATGTTTACCCTAGACATTTATGGTGCTACCTTAGTGAATTAATTTGGGGGCAACAATACACGTTAAAAGATTATGCCACGTTTATAAATATAGGTGACCACGCAAGTGTGCTTCATGCAAGGAAATCAATTAAGAACTTTATCTTTTTCAGAAACGCATACGGCAAAAAAGTAAAGTCCGACATTGACGCAATTTTAAATCTTATAAATTCGTGAAACCATATACAAAAACATACCTTAAATTTTTCGGGTATGACAAATCGGATTTTATACCGTGCGAAGTATGTAAAGGTGAGGCAGTTGATATACACCATATCGAATGTAAAGGAATGGGCGGTTCAAAAACAAAGGATAATATTGAAAACTTAATGGCACTTTGCCGAAAACATCATGAGGAGTACGGCGACAAAAAACAGTATAAGGAAATGTTAAAAGCGATTCACAAAGCCCATATTCAAACTAAGTTAATAACTAATTACACCCCCGACAAACCAAATTTAGATACACTTTTTTAACCATGAAATTCGAACCAAATTTAAAAGTAGGATATATCTACTACATTGAAGGATATACCGCACCAAAAGTATTCAATGGGCTTTATTTTGAATGTTTATTAACAACTCAAAAGATAAGCGCAAATTGTAAAGTTAAAGCAACCGATACCCACATAAAAGACTGGGATTCTAAAATTTACCAACCCGAAAGATTTAATCAACTTTAACCATGACCAACCTAGAAAAATTAACCGCTGGCGAAGTAGCCGCAAGAAATAACGGAACTTTAGAGCAATTAAGGGAAGTTATAGGACATTGTTTCCCTAATAAACCACTACCAGACGGCAATAATACCCTATATTACAAATCCTACAATTCGCCTATGTGGGTAAGTTGGCATACGTGTAAACTCCCTACCATACCCATCACCCAACTATGGGAGGAACTTCAAGCGTTGAAGAAACCCGAAATTTGGTGGATAAGGGCAACGGAGGAGAATAAGGAAACCTTAGAAAAATGGCTTGGAAGTATTTTACAAGTTGGGTATATTACAGGTATAAGGAAATTTGAAAACAAGCTAGGTAAAGGATATTCGGGATTAGGTATCCCAAAAAGCGAATACTACGATTTCGGCCAAGAAATAGACTTTGCCACCTTCCTAAAATATACGGGAGTAGAAGTTGAAAAGCCTACAAATGAAATTATACTACCCGAAACATGGGGAGGTGAAATAGAAGGACTGCCCGCACCTATCTTAAAGCGTATGATGGAGTGCCAAGTCGAGCAAGGCAATAAAGCGGATCACACGGTTTTTGAGAAAGATAATTGGAGCGGGCATAAAGAAGGTGCTTTTATGTGGTCTGATACTAAAGAAGGTGTTAGTTTTTGGGTTGCGGTTTTAAGTAGTAAGCAATACCAAAAATTCTTTGAAATGTACCCCGAAACCAAACCCGAAAAAGTTGAAAAGAGTTTGGAGGAAAAGCTGAATGAAATATCTAGGCTATCAGATTTAAGAAATGATATTCTAGAAAGGAACAAATCACTTGTAAAGGAGTTTAACGAAATCGAAACCCAAATTTCAGCACTACTAAAATGAAAAGAGAAGTCAAAAAAATGCTAAAAGAAAGAGGTAAACTTCATTTGTTTACTGAAGGTCGGTATAGATTTGTAAAATTTTTAATGAATTACGGAATGACAAAAGATGCTTGGTTGAAAAATTATTTATCACTTGAACCATTAAATAAGGCTCAATGGTGCGCTGATAGATTGATATTTCTTGAAGAACGGCAAAAGATTTAACCCCTAAACCCATACCCCTCCAAAAACTTATTTATGCTTTTTTCGTGTTTACGGGGCAGTTTACGTTTGCCGCTTACAATTCGACTTAAACTATTTTTAGGCAGTTCTGCGCCCCTCTCAATTAACGCCAGGGGTAATTTTTTGAGTTTGATATAATCAATCAACTGTTCCATTTAACGTAGTTAATTATTTGTTCAGTTGTTCCAAGTGTGCTAGGGTGGTTACCTATTAATTTATTACCTATTGAGTGGATTTGAGATAATATCTCTTCTTTTTCTACCTCTAGCATATCTGAGGAATCTTCAAACATTAACATATCAGTTCTCAATAAACTCATACCAGCGTGAATTTTTGCGATTAAGGTTAGTTCTTTTTTTGAGAGTTTCATAATATTTTTTTAAGTTTGGGACGGTATCAGCTACCACAGTAATAATAACTCCAGGTTC